GAAGTAGGATGTTGACGGAGAACACGGACTTCACGAATGGCATCATCATAGATGGTGTCTGTTTGGACATACAATTCTTGAATTGTGTCCTTCACATACTCAAATCTTGCCATGTAATAGTCCTCCTGGGCTAAGTAGTATAAAATAATTCTTGCCCTACTAGTTATTTAGTGTTTTCTTCTGTTTCGTTCTTATTTTTTTCCAAATAATACTTCCAAACATTGTCTTTATAATGGTGGATGTAGTTTTGGTCAATCAAATCTTGAGCCAAGAATCCTTCACCTTCTTTGAATTTGTAGGAGATTTCTCCTTTTCCTCCTGAAGCAATGTCAGATATGGTTTTCAGATTTTTCTTGAATTTGTCTTGGGAAATGACTTGAGCAAAATCCTCTGATTTTTCAAGATTTTGTAAAATCTTTTTGGAGATGAAAACATCTCCCTCTTTGTATTTTGCTTGATTTTTTCCCCAAGTTGCCATCATTTTATTCAGGTCAAAAACCTTGGCAACCCTCATATTTGGACGCAAATAGTTCCTTGGATTGATAGGCATTCTTTGCTGCCGTTGTTGTTGTAACACCCAATCGGGAATTTGCTGTTGTTGAGGAGTTTGCATAGGTCTCTGTGGCTGTTGTGGCATGGGTCTTTGTGGTTTATTAGCCATTTGGGTTACTCCTTTTCGGATTTTTCTTTTTGAAAAATCTCATCAAATTTTTCCATTTTTTTTTCAAGTTCTTTCATTCTTTCTTCCATTTTTAGAAGAAGTTCCATTCTTTCGTTTACTTTTTCTTCAAGTTCTTTTGTTTTTTCTTCCATTTCTAAAAGGAATTCCATTCTTCCCTCTAGATTGTTTAGTTGAGTTGTAAGTTTGTGTATTCTGTAGTTTTTTAGATTTTTGATAAACGATTTTCTCCTTTGCTTAATTCCACACAAATCACTCCAATAACTCATCTCAATTTTTCTCTTGAATCTTTTTTTGATGAAGTTTGGAATCATTGGGCTAGAGTTCAGCCTTTCAAAAGTTGTTGTAGTCATCTTGAGACTCCTCCAAGTCTTCTTAATCTACGCTACGGAAAACAGGGAAAGGTGGGCTAGAGTATTTGAATTCTCTAACCAAATCATTCTCTAGTGTATTCTTTTCTTCATTTCCTTCTGTTTTTAAGGCTTCTCCGTTCAAAGATACAGCATTGTTAAAGCCAGGTAAACTCTGAAACTTTGAGCGGATTTCTCCTAGCGTGATTTTACATAGAGCGAGGGTGTAATCACGAACAAATCTTTCATTCAAAAGTTCATCAGCATCCGATTGTTTATATATCTCAATGAAGAGTTTCAATAAAGAGTCGTCAGGTGCAGGAACAATATGCAAAACTTTCGTGTTGGAATTGAAGAATAAGCGGAACTTGGAAATCGTGATGTATTTGAGATAATGAATCCATTGCTGAAGCATATAGAATGACACCATGTCAAACGACTTCAGACTCAACACATCGCTTGCCGCATATCCTGACAATTGCGCCAAAACCCAAGCGGAAACCGTGGAACTCGTTTTATCATACCCGACTTGCATAACATAATCGGGAAGTTGATAATCTTGTTGACCTACTATCAAATCCAAAACCAAGAAATCTCTCAAGTTGCCGCGGCCTGTCGAGTATTCTCTGAACAGTTGCATCGCATCGAAAAGATTGGTCTCTATTTGAGAATCAGCCAACTCGACTTTCATTTTTGGTTCGCCGAGTTTAGTTCTGATATAACTTTTGAACTCTAATATAGTTTTGATTTGTTCGCTAACAGCCATTACTCTTTGCCTTGCCTACCTGCGCTAGCAATCGTCGATTCACCCTGCCAAGGAGAATAACCTTCGGACAGTCTAGGGTCTTCCTTGATGACCTTGCGGCCACCTTTCTTAGCGGCTTCTTCGACAGGTTCTTGCGTCAGTTCCTTGTTTTTATCGGGTTGTTTGACTTCGTTAATCAACCCCTTTTCGGCTTTCTTCTCTTTTCTCTCCGCACCTTCTTTCACGATGTCCACTCTGCGGAGATAACTTGCGTACACAGATTCAAGTCCTTCTTGTTTCAGTTCCTTGTGTTCTCCTGGCATGAACTTAATGGGAACTGCGTTGTTTAGGAAAATCGTTACTTCACGATTCCTAAAGTTTTGATACATTGGCATTTGTTTGCCCTCCTATGTCATTTCTCACTTATGATTTCCCTAATCATCTGTAGAAACTCTTCTACATCTAGGTCATCATAAGTGTTCCTACCATTATTTATTGTTTCTGCGATTTTTTGTATGATTTCTTCTTTCTTTGTTATCTCTTTTACGGGCGGTAGAGATAATTCGATTGGTGGATTAAGAATAATCTCCTTGAGAATGGGAGAGTCGATTTCTTGAATGTTTGGTGCGGTAACTTGGGTTGGAATGGGAACTTCCATAGATATGACCTTAGGTATTTCCGCTTCCACGGGAACGAATTTGGCTAGGGGACCAGGAAACTCTATCGAAGGATTTTCCTTTTCCACGGGATATTGAATAGGTTCCACATTCGGGGTTATAACTTCTTCTATGTGGACTTGAGGCGGCTCTGTTTCAAAAAGAACAACATCAGGCTCGACCTTCCTGATTTTATCAGGAAAAAGGTATTCCAAGTCTTCACCTGTTGTTTCAAAAAATCCGTGGGCAGGGACGGTGATGACATTTCCCTCAAATCGTAAGATGATATCCTTTCCCGTGCGTGATGTATACCTAGGCATTCATGTTAGTTCCGTTTATTTGGGTTGCTCTTCTTTTTTGGTTTCTTTCCAAATCTTGAAATACTTTCTCATTAGGTTCTTGAAACCATCAAGAGTGTCGGGCATTTTTTCCACCGTTATCGTTTTGGGTTTCATTCTCTTTTCCTCTTCTTTTTCGGCTCTTATGATGGTGTTAGTGGAGAGCCAAAGCACAATGGCAAGAGGGTCAAATACAAGCACGAGAATAAGAATAAGAATGATAACGATGTTGTCCATGCTCTGTTTGAATATTTTGGACAGGTAGCGCAAAGGGCCGACATCGACCTTTCTATCTGCTTCCCTGATATTGAAACTGTCTTGCTTCAGCGTATTCAACTTATTGTTTTCTTGCTCTATCTTCGTATAGGTATTGTCAATGCGGTTGTTTAGAATTTGGATTTCATCGTCAGACCTTTTGATATCAGCACGAGCTTGGTCTTGCATTCTGCGGTTGAGAGCAGTCTGAGCCTGATTGAGACGGGTCTCTTGTGCGGCACGTTGGGCGTTGAGAGTATCCAAGCGAGTTGTATCTTTGGTAATTTGTTGACGATAGTTGTTGATACGCTCGGATATGAGATTCTGTTGTTCCGTGTTAAAACTCTGTTTGGTCGTGTTGGCATTCACAACATCGGACGATTGTTGATATGCATTCGTCAAGTAGCCACCTACACCCAAACTCGTTATCAACATCAGAACAACGATGGCTGTCATCAAGTATCTTTTCGTAAGTGTTGAAAGTTTCTTGGCATAGTTATATACCATAGAGACTGACAGAACTTTTCCAAGTTCCAAAGCCGAAGCCATAATAATGACGGCGAACTTGGAACCTGCGAACAGGGTAGACAGCCCGTATACGGAGAAAATTGCGGAACAGGCCGCAATGATGAGTGCAGTTATTCCCGAAATATGATAAAACTTTATTTTTCCCATCGGCACCTTTATTTAGGGTTATTACAACATATGTTTGGTTATAAACGGTATGGTTTTATGGAACTCTACGGCGATAAGAGAGGCCAATTCCCTCATCATTGGGTGGGCATTAGGAGCCAAACGCAATGAAAGAAAGTGAAACCAACTGCGTATATTCATCGTGGCATAAATGGTCGTTTTCAATCCCAAAGGTAAAAAGTCTCTTGCAAATTCAGGGGCCATTCCCGATTCAATAAGGCGTTCATAAGTTTCAAAAGATTTCGTTATCAGCCTATGGCAATCTTCATCCATATTTGCATTTGAAATAAAGACAGGAGTTTTTTTGAGATAGTTCACATATCGGGTGCTTTCCTGCACATAGGACGCATGGCGATGGCGCACGAGTTCATTGGCTATAGCCCGATTGGTGATTATCTTCAGCGTCATATATTCATGTTCAAGAATACCCAAGTGTTTCTTGTTGATTATCATTTCCATGAACTTGTAACAGGAATCTTCCGTTGTGCGCTCGAAGGATTGATAAGCGTTCCTTCCGATTTCCTCCAATTTCTGCAAGAGTTGTCTTTCATCCTGATAATGCCAAAATTTTAGTTCTGCTGATTGATTCATGATTGCTCCTTATATTATTCCTTCACATTTACTTTGCTCTCTATCTTTTCTCATTTGTTCGCCGACTGCTTTTACTGCCTCGTCAATTTTCTTTTTTGTCCTGTCGCTTTCTATTCTTTCCATGACCCTGTTCAACTTTGCATCCATCAACCTCTCAAGTTCCGCATCTTCCTCCTCTATGGTGAAGAATAAGTATTTGAGTTGATTGAGCATGTTGAATGCATCGGCAAGTTCCTCTCGCAACTCTTTTACATTATTACCGTTGCTTCGGACATATTTGGAAATTTCCTTCATCAATTCGCTCATTTCCTCGATGGCTAACATGAGTTGGAGTTCTTCTCCATATTCACATAAACATTCGCGATATATTTTTCGTTTTTCTGCGGCTTTCATTTTTCCTCCTGCTTTTCTATCCCTTTGCGAAAGGGGCAGACTTGACAAATCTTGGCATTTCTTTTTCTTTGACTTTTGCAGTTTTTATAGAACCAAGATTTCTTGTCTATGATTGGAAAAGGCTCTTGTGTATTTTGATTTATTTTATCCATCTAATCCAAAATCGAACTTAATATCAAGTTCCTTTACTGCGGCTTCGTCTTCGGTGCCGAATTCCTGAAGACAATGCAAACACCGTTGACGGTCGGAGCCAATCACTTGATTGTACAATGTGCATTGGTGATAACTGTCGCCTTCCATTTTTGTCAGGAATCCGCATCTAGTGGAACAAAGGGTGGTAACATAAAAATCACAAACAACAGTAACCATAATCCTTTTTGTTAATCTCATGTTTTCACCACTTCATAAGTTGAATATATCCCATTGTATTTTACAAAACTATAACAGGTCTCACAAATCCATATCTTTTCTTTTGCAACTTTATCGATGACGGGAAATCTATTGGATTTATTCGATGAAATATGCTTACCGCATAGTTCGCAGTCGTAGTTGAATACAATGGGTGCTTCATGTTTCATCTACCCCACCAACTTCTATCTTCTATTCTAAACTCATTAAGATTCGGGTATACATCGAACATTTCCCAATAGGTATGTTGGTTGGGCTTGCACAACTTATACCAATTGTTATATTTCATATGCATTTTTTTGATATCAAATTCCGTGAGTTCATCTCTGATTTCTATATCTTCTTGTATCGGGGCTTCGGCGTCGTTCATTTGATGCCCCAAAATAAGCATCGTTTCGTTGTTCAAGTCCTTGATAAGAAGAATAGATTGTTTATGCTCCACGGCTATTTTGACGGCTATGTTTATCAGGTCGCCACTATTCAACTCTAAAATTTCCAATGTGTCCGACTCGGAGTTGAATGTTATATCTCTCAACTCGTTTTTGTAAACGCCTCTGTATCGATTACCCATATGCCAAAATACGCCTTCGGGATACTTCTTCAGGATTTTCTTGATATCTCTATTCTTGAAAATCCCCGTGGGGTCGTCCAAATATTTCAACATAATGGCGGCATTTTTCGGAAACACAATGATACCACCCTTGTTCCGTTTGAATTTGGATTTCTTTACTTTGTCAGCAGGAACTTCCTTATTTTCCAAGTCATAATAAATCTTTTGACCTTCATCAAACAACTGCTTTTTCAATGCGGCCATCAACCAATATTTGACATCATATTTGGTAGGTACTTTAATGTAATACTTGTGCTTCTGCAAGAACTTGTTCTTCTCGTTGATGACATCTAGGTACTTTTCAAAATATGATATCTTGCGATATTTTATCATAGGTCAATCACCGTGATTTTGCCTTTTTTGGAAAAAATTGATTTTCTTTCTTCATCAGTTCTGCAATTCCAAGCCTTTATTGCATTATTTATTTCTCCTCGATACCACGCTTCTGTATGTCTACATTTTTTATTACTGCAAAAAATTTCAACAATATGGAACTTTCCTCTACCATATTCTTCAGCATGTGGCCTCCATCCACACTTTCTGCATGATAGAAGTTTTTCCATCATCTTCAACATATATTTTTTCTTGCCCTGTTTCATTTCTCAATCCCACCATCCCTGTCCTCTCGTTTCCAAGATGCGATAAATCAAGTGATGAATTTTCTGTTCCTTCTTGGGAAGTTCTTTCAAAATCACTTTCTTATATTTCTCTTCGGCTTCGGGAGAACTCCAAGTCATTTCCAAAGTAGAATATCCTTCTTTATCCGAAGGTACGAATTTATGGTTAGGTTGCTCAATGGAGTTCCACAGAACATCATCACATTTATCCATCTTTCTCTTTTCATCCATCAACTTGATGCAGAGATTGATGTACTTTTCCATCCACCACCCTTCTACAAATATTTCGCTGTATTTTCTTTTTTGAAGGTTTTTCAGTTTATGGTAGATGAACTTCTCGGTGAAATATTCATATTCCCATTCCCTGTCCTGCCACACAATCGGGAGCCACTCGAAAATCTTGCGGATGCCGATGGTGATATTGTAATACTTGGTCTCCAACCAATCCAAGATTTTGATTTTCCGAAGTCTGTTGCTTAGAGGCATTTATTTCTCCTTTTTTATATTATAACATAAAGGCAATGAATTGTAAAGAACTATTCTTTTATTCTTGCCTGTTTTACCCATTCATCCATATCGGTCGGAATATTAACGGTTCTGCGCCTCTTGGATTTATTCGATTTTATTTTTTCCATCATTTCTTCACCGTCTTTATACTCTTCATCGATTTGAGTTTGTATTTCCATAAAACTAGGATTTCTTTTATATCCCGCAATAGGCCCAAATCCCATAGGCCCACCAACTCCTGAAAAGCCTATTTGAGTCCCGCGATAAGGGGTTTCTCCTTTATCAAGATATTTCTCCCGATATTCTTTTTCACATCTTTCTTTTTCGGCTTCGGCTTCCGCGACCTTCTTTTGCCAAGCAATTTTGCGTTCTTCTTTTTCCTTCAAATGCTTTTCGATGAACTTTGTTACCCAAATCATTTTATTTCTCCAAGATTTTATTGATTACGGTTTCATACAACTTTTGAAAGTCGTCCAATCCGTCCCTTCCGTTGCGAAGATAATATGACGGATGATAAATGGCTGTGATTTTATAATCCCCTTTCTGTATGAGTTGAAACTTCATCTCTCCGATTGACCTGCGAATCAAGGAATTTGTGGCAGAGTCTCCCAACAGAATCAGCAAGGTCGGCTTATACTTGTTGAGCATGGCTTTGACGAACGGTCTGAAGTAGTTGATTTCTTCAAAAGTTGGTTTGCGTATATTCTGCCCCGTGGAGTCAAGAGGAATCAAAGGGACGGCGTTGGTGATGCCGCAGATTTCAGTCAAGTTGAAATGGGAAATCCACTTGTCCAAAAGTTTTCCGCAACGGCCCACGAAAGGCTTGCCTACTTTGTTTTCCTCTTTGCCTGGGGCTTCGCCGATGAAAAGAATCTTGGGGTTCTCTGCTCCACGGTACAATACCGTTTTCTTATTCGCTTCATAAAGAGGCGAGTTCTTTATGTAATCGTCAAACTTTACTTTTTTCATCAGGTCTCTTTTGTTTGCTTGGAATCGGGCAAACCTCAAAGTTGCAAACAAAAAACTCCAAAAGTTTGCAGATTTTTCCTAATGGAGTATCGCTGAACCAAATACACAAACACTTACCCGCAGGACAATAGCATTTGCTTTGCTTTTCATTTTCATTACTTCTCATTTGTCTCTCCGCTATATACACACATATTACAAATAAAAGGGCATCTGCTAACACACCTAACAGGGTACTATATCCTACAACCTCCCATGCCCATTTTTCATTCATTCAAAATCCAAATGCAAAAACCCAACCGCTAGCGGCCAAGTCGAAAACAGGCTCAATTGTAAGCAGTCCCGCCAATAAAACAAAAATAACAACAACGAATGTAAAAATCTTAACCGTTTTTTTCATTTGTTATCTCCACTTTGGTAGGCGGTTCTCCACAGATATATTTGTTCTCGTTTACATCCCACCCACACCAAGTACAAATACCCGATGCAACATTGAGTGCATAATTTTCAATATTGCATTTAGGACAACGCACCATATAGAGCATTTGCTTGTCTTCTACCCAAAAAGTTCCTTTCGGTATAATATTAGGTTTTTCCATTTTAGTCCCTTATCTCTCCCCCGCAACATTTACATATTCTTGGGGCGGGTTTATCAAAAACTCCGACAGCATGCTTAACTTTCTTCGCCTTCTTGTCTTTCAGGGCTTTGTTCATATCTTTCAATGAAACAAACATATGTCCGTTACCGTAGGCCTGGTCGTCATATGGTTTCGTGTTCAACACACCATAACCATATCCTGTCAAGGTTGCTTTGTCGTCCATAAATGCATGGACTTCAAATATCACATCCTTTGGAACCCCTCTGAAGTACGAAAAGTCTTGACCGTATGGAACCTTGTTTTCCTTAAAGATAACATGATACAAATACTTTCCTTCTCCGAACATTCTTTCCTCCTAAACGGATTTGGATTCTTTAAGTCTCTTTAATTTGGCTTTATATTCCTCTAGTTTCTCGACCTCTTCTTCCATTTTTTTCAGTTTCTTTATTTCCTTTAACTTTTCCCTTTCTTTCTGTTGCTTCTTTAGTCGCCTTTCCCGTTCGGCTTCCTTCTCCAACTCTTTTGTGCGAAACTCCAAGGCTTCGGCAATCGTTTTCGGAAGGTGCATGGTCTCGTCCTCTATGAGAATGAAGCGATATTCACCCTTTTTATATCTAGAACGGAAAAAGTGAAACAACGCTTCGTATTCTTCGTCAGTAACCTCTGTAAAATTGGTTATATGGTCTTTCACCCATTCTTCATAATCGCCGCGGTCATCCGACCGTACCCGTAGTAAGGCTATCTTTTTCATTCTTTTACTCCACCTATATTATACCACAGGTTGAAGTGTTTTTTACATTTTAACGCACCACGATATGAACTTTTCCTTTTTGAAAAGATACATTTTAGTGTCGCTTCTAGGGTCGCCGCCGTCTCGGACTACATTGTAAAAATATTCTTTATTTTCGATATGTTTTTTGAGTTTTTCAGTTGGTATAATATAGTATTCTCCACATATTTTCTGTATCCAATATTTCGCTATTGTCGTTGAAATACCCGATGGTTTTCCTCGGCTATGCCATTCGATTGCTACATTTCCTGTTTCATACGACTTGTTATCGTCTTTATCTTCAAAGGTTATAAATCGTCCTTTATAAACTCCACTAATATCATATCTACCGTCATCGCAACCCTTTATATCACTAATACCAACAAATAAATTTTTTATTTTTGCGATGACTTCAGGTCTATTTTTTTGCGACTCTGCTAAATCTTCTTTAAAATTATATACTCCCATAATATTAGTATACCACAGGTTGAAGTGTTTTGGGGTAAAAAAAAAGGCTCAGGATTTCTCCTGAGCCTTCTTCTTATTTTACTCTAGATTATAGAGCTGAGTTACGAACAGATACCACGCAGTAGTATTTTTCTGTGTCAAGTAGTTGAGTTACGACTGCGTAACGTGAACCCAACGAGAGTAGTGGGTGGAAGTCATGAGGCGAAACAGTTTTCATCATCATGACAGGAATATAAGGACAATAGAGAATTCCGCTGTCGAAACTCTTCTTGCCTTTGTATCCCATGAGAATGTATCCGATTTCCTTGTCTACGTTGTTTGCAGGTGCTTCCCAATACAGGTCAAGGTATACTTTCACTTTTCCTGATTCGACAGTACCTAGGTACACAACGCCTTCGCCGCCTTCATACGGTTCAAAACCTTCGACTGGCTGAACTGCGCTGTAATCGAATGCCTTGATTGCCGACAAGATTGAAGCAACTTCGCTCGACACAACCATCCAATTTGCACGCCCTCTACGGGTTTGATGACCGATGTAGTTTAGTGCTTTGACGATTGCGTGATACAAAGTCTTATACTTTTCTTCTTGCCAACGACCGTCTGTGCTTGCGATGTCCCATGTAAAGAGACCGTTGG